ACCACTTGACCAGCAGACACACCGGACGGCCTGCGGGGATGGGCTTTTCCGGCGCGTGGGGTGCCAGATGGGCGTGGAGCTTGGCACGGGTCTGTTTCAGTTCCGGGCTGTCGTGGAGCACCGCGTGCGGCTGCCCGCCCTTCATGTAGGCGTGCAGCTGCTTTGCGTTGTGGGTGGTGGTGGGCGGCTGCATGGGGAGAAAGAATTGCATGTACATGGGGTTCACCTCGTTTTTCTTTTTCAGGTTTTAGCGCCAACGTGATGGGAAGGGTCCCCGAATGGATGGGGGCTGTGTACGCCCCATCCTTCGGGATACCCCATCACATACGGACGGATTATGCTATTATATATAGGCATTTTCCGTCCCGAATCCGTAGGAAAATGCGGCATTTTCCGAAATCCGTAAACGGAAGGCGGACGGAAGATGCTGGCATTTTACTGCTTTTGTACTCTGTGTAAATCAAAAATATTGCAGGATGTAATTAACCGGAACTTCCCGGTTCCTTGCGGCCTACATCGGAGCCATCGATCCAGTAGCCACCGTCAGCTTTCAGACGGCGGCGTACGGTGTCAGGTTTCAGGCTCATATACTCAGCCATGGAGTAGATTGTCACTTTGCCGTCCATCATGCAGGCTTCAAAGGCGGTGGACAGTTCCGATGATTTATCTTTTGCAAGCTTTTCACGGTTGCCCCAACGCTTTTCTGCACCACGGGAAGCCATGGACCGAAACTCTCCGTCCGGCTGCAGGTCTTCAAGCAGGCCGCTGTCCGGCTTGTGCACAGGGTAGTCGAACCAGAGGTTCACCGGGTCGAAGCGGGCGAACTCGCGCAGGGTGCCTTCGATGCGCCATGCGGTCATGCCGTCGGCCTTTTTCTCGGCAGCCGCGACCTCGGCATCGATGGCCCGCAGATCTGCAAGGCCCAGCTTTTCCTTTGCGATGGTCAGCATCCGGTGGCGGCTGAGGGTATCATCCAAGCCGTAGGAATCCGCATGTCCGCGTTTGTCCAACATCGCTTTGATCACGCGGCAGGCGGCTTTGTTATGGAGCTGCTCCCGGATGGCATCGGTGGGCACCAGCTCGGTCATGTCCAGCATGGCATCCGGGTCGCGGGCGAACACGCCGGAGCCGGATGCACGGTCCATGCTGCGCTTGCCGCCCTGTGCACCTTTGCTGTGGTGATGGCAGTAGATTACGGCGCAGTCCAGCGCGCGGCAGATCACATCAAACTGGTTGCAGAATTTTGCCATTTGCTCGGCGTTATTTTCATCACCGGTCAGAATTTTATAAATAGGGTCAATGACCACGGCGATATAGCCTTCCTTTTTGGCTCTGCGGATAAGACGCGGAGCCAGCTTGTCCAACGGCATGGATTCGCCGCGCAGGTTCCAGATATCGATACTTCTTACCTGTTTGGGAGGAAGGTTCAGTGCGGTATAGATATCCTTGAAGCGGCGAAAGCAGGAAGAACGGTTCAGCTCAAGGTTTACATAGAGAACTTTGCCTTGTGCGCAGGGAAAATGTCCAAGCCATGGAACGCCCTCTGCAATGCAGACACACAGTTCGATAAGGGCGAAGCTCTTGCCGGCCTTAGAGGGACCAGCCAGCAGCATTTTATCGCCTTTGCGGAGAACGCCCTCAATAAGAGGGTCTTGCTGGGGCGGCAGATCATCGAAGAAATCACCGAGATTTTCTTTATCCGGGGAATCATCTGTTTCCGCTTCCAGCCAGTCACGCCATTCATCCCAGCAGGATCTGCCGATGTTGGTTTCCAGCAGCACCTGCCGTTTGTCACCGCGCAGGATGCCGGGCATCCGGGAAAGGCGGGAAGGGTTGCGGTTCTGCTGGTCGATGGTCAGGCCGTTTTTCTGGCAGGCGGAATAGAGATAATCCACGCGCCTGCGGTACTCGGCGTAGTCCGGGGCATCCACCTTCACGATGGCGTGGACGCTCTTGCCGCCGGAGTAGACCAGCGCGGCACAGGGCAGTTCCAGCTGCTTGATGATGGCCTGCTGCTTGCCCAGTTCCATGTTGTCACACTCCACGAGGGCGTAGCGGTAGGCAGTAATATTGGCATCCTTGCGTCCGGTGCCGTCCACAGGGTTGAAGCAGATCCATGCACCTACTTCAGGATCACAGTCGCCCACCACCTTGCCGAGGTCGCCGCCGCAGGCATCCAGCTCGGTGATGAGCTGCCCTGCGGTGCGGGTCCAGCTGCCTTTTGCAGGGCGGCGGCGGTCGGCGGCCATAAAGCTTTCGGTCACATAGGCCACATATTCATCCGGCTCAAACAGGGCTTGCAGGTAGCGCTTGAGCTGGTCGGCGGGGTGCCACTCTGCGGGCAAAGTCAGCTCGTGGGCTTCCACCCAGCGCGGGTCTACCAGACGGCCCTCGGTTTGCGTACTGGTGCCGGCAGAAATATCATCGTTCCAGTCCAGAGCGTGGCCTGCGGGGCCGCTCCATCCATGGGAGTAGGCCAGCTGAAAAATGCTGCTTGCGGTGACGGGGCTGGCCCCGCCGCCGTGAAAGCTTTCCCATTTCTTGACGCACTCGCCCTTGTGATAGCGGCCCGCATCGCGTGTGCTCCACTGTTCCCAGATGGTAACGGGCAGACCGGCATCCTTCAGTGCCATGCCCACCATGAGCCATTCGTCATAGGTCAGGGCGGACGGGGATACGAAGTCCAATGCTTCCTTGAGTTCATTTTCATGTTCCATTCGCATTACCATCCAAAGTTAAAAGGACTGTCCGGCTCAGCGGGCGGTTCCACAGGCGGGATATAGGTTCTGGGGTTCACGCCCTTGGGCACGCCGCGCCAGCCGCCTGCCGCAATGCGGTCGATCATGTGTTTGGCTGCATCGAAGCTCCACGTGCCCACGCTCTGGAAACCGTAACGTTCCAGTACGCGGATCTGCTTGGGTGTGGTCAGCCCTTCGGCACGGCGTTTGTTCAGCCGGTCCAGCAGCAGGGAAGCCTTACCAGCAGATTCCACCGCGTCCGGCAGGATGCCAAGCTTTTCCAGCGCGGCGGCCTGCTGTTCGGTGGGCGGGCCTGCTTCCCAGCCAAAGGCCGGCACATATCCGGCAAGGTCTTCAGCCTGAATGCTCATTTCGTACTGCAGCGGGTCCACGAGACGGGCTTTTTTGCGGCGCTGTTCTTCCAGCTGTTTTGCAAGTGCTTCTTCCCGCTGGGTCACTACGTCCTCGCTGGCCTGCACGGCTGCTTCCTCGATGTCCTCCGGGCAGCCGGTCTGGGCAAGGTTCTCATCTGCCGGGCCACGGCGCGGTCCTCACAGACCAGATCCGCCGGGCGGCAGAGCTCGTGTTTGTCGGTCATCCACAAAAAATCCAGCAAAAGCAGATCGCTCTTGCCCGGGGAGAGCCGGGTGCCGCGCCCTACCATCTGGCTGTACAGGCTGCGCACCTTGGTGGGCCGCAGTACCACAACGCAGTCCACGCTGGGGCAGTCCCAGCCCTCGGTGAGCAGCATGGAGTTACACAGCACGTTGTATTTGCCTGCATCGAAATCGGCCAGCACTTCCTTGCGGTCGGTGCTCTGGCCGTTGACCTCGGCGGCACGGAATCCATGGGAGTTCAGCAGGTCGCGGAATTTCTGGCTGGTCTTGATGAGGGGCAGGAACACCACCGTTTTGCGGCCTTTGCAGCGCTGGGCCATCTCGGCGGCGATCTGTTCCAGATAGGGGTCCAGCGCCGTGCCGAGGTCTCCCACGGCGTAGTCCCCGCCGCTCATGGTGACAGAAGAAATGTCCAGCTTCAGGGGGATGGTCTGGGCCATGATCCTGCACAGATAACACTCCTTGATGGCATCGGTCAGCTTATACTCAAAGGCAAGGCTGTCGAACACCTCGCCCAGATTGCGCATGTCGCCGCGGTCCGGTGTGGCGGTCACACCCAGCACCTTTGCATCCCCGAAATAGTCCAGGATGCGGCGGTAGCCGTCGGTAATGGCGTGGTGGGCCTCGTCGATGATGATAGTGCCAAAGTAATCATGAGAAAAGCGTTCCAGCCGGGCGGTGCGCTGCAGGGTCTGCACGCTGCCCACCACCACACGGAACCATGTATTCAGACAGGTGGCATCGGCCTTTTCCACCGCGCTGACAAGGCCGGTGGAGCGCTGCAGCTTGTCCGCTGCCTGTTCCAGCAGCTCACCGCGATGCGCCAGAATGAGCACCCGATCACCGGCGCGCACTTGATCGGCAGCTACCGATGCAAACACGATGGTCTTGCCGGTGCCGGTAGGCAACACCAACAAGGTGCGGGTGTGGCCGTTCTCCCACTCGGCGTGAATGCGGTCCCGGGCCCTTTGCTGGTAGGGGCGCAGGGTTTGTGTCTCGGCCATTTAGAACGCCCCCTGTGTCCAGCCCTGAGAGGGTGCGGCCTTGGGCTCAGGCGGCGGCAGGAAGCGCTGCACCTCATTGCTCTGGCCGGTCTCACCTGCATGAGGGCCGCTCTGCTTGGTGTACTCACGGATGCCCAGCTTGCACCAGCCCCGGGCACCCACAATCTCGTTCCAGCGGGGGCGGAAGGTCTCGCCGCGCTTGCACTGACCGATGCTCTCGAAGAAAGCCCCCAGCAGGCCCTGCGTTTTGGTGTGAAGATACAGGCGGTGGGTGACGGTGGTATCACCCTTGGCCCCGCCGAAGATCTTCAGGGTCAGCTTTGCCATGGAGCAGGGCGGGAGCTTTGCGCTGCCCTCAAAGCGGGCACGCTCCATGCCGGTGACCTCAAAGGCATACTCGCCCTCGGGCAGGAGCACGAACTCCTGCTGCTCGTTGGTAAATTCGTCGTCCCAGCTCAGGGCGCGGTCGGTGGTGTTCATTTCGTTCATAAGTAATTACTCCTTTATTATAAAACTCCTTCAGTCACGCTTACACGTGCCAGCTCCCTCCGTGAGGGAGCCTGTTAAAACGGGATATCACGGTTATCCAGCACCATCTGGAACACCTGCGGCCATGCGGCGATCAGACAGCCCTCTACAAAGTCAGCGGGGTAGTCCTTGATGGGCATATCCTCCGGGAAATAGCCCCGTTTGCCCACAACGCCCTGCAGCTCTTCACAGCTGACCTTGTTGGCGCTCATCAGAGCGGCCAGCTTTTCGGGCACGCCCAGACTGAGCAGAACATTTTTCTCGGAGCTTTCCTGCAGCGGTGCGGGCTGCGGCTGAGCCACCGGCTTTGCTTCCTGCAGCGGGCTGGGCAGGATGTCGGCTTCCGGCCGGGAACGCGGCTGCGGTTCCGGTTTCGGTGCCTGTGCAGACATAGCGCCGGGGATGCAGGCGGCAATGCTGGCATAGTCAAAGGGTACTTCCTCCGGCAGGTCAAAGCGGTTTTTGGCATCCCAGCAGGGGTGATGCGCGGTGTACAGTACACGCCTGCCGCCGCTGGCCTTGCTCTTGGCGTTCTTGCCGTCGCCCACCTTTTCCACAACGGTCTTGTAGTTGGCAAACAGCAGCATATCGCACCACTCGCGCAGCAGCGGGGCCACCTGTTTGGAAGTTTTCATGCTCCAGCGGTCGTAGTTGCCCACGGCATCCGGCTGCTCAAATTTGGTAATAGCGGCATGGGCCAGCACCACCACGTTGTGCCCGGCCTGCAGCACCTCTTCCAGCGCGTCCAGCAGCTTGCCGAACTCTTCCTTAACATAGGTGTAGCCCTTGCCGTAGCCGAAATCTTCGATGCCGTTCACCTTGGCTTTGGCACACACGGCCTGAATGCACAGGCGTTCAGCCCAGTCGGCGGTATCAATGACCAGCGTGCCGCAGGGGACACTGCCCTTGCGTACCTCGGCCACCTCATCCAGCAGCATGGCCCAGCTGGTGGGTTGGGGCAGGCGCTTGACGTTCAGCCGCTTGGTGCCGCCCTCGGTGTCGATGAAAACAGGATTCGGGAAATGGGATGCAAAGGTGCTTTTGCCGATGCCCTCGGGCCCGTACAGCACGGTCTTGACCGGCGCATTCTGGATGCCGGTGGTAACTGCATATTTGCTCATTTAGAACGCTCCTTTCGTCCAGCTTTTCTGCTGGGGCTTTTCGGTGACGGGCGGCAGGGAGGTTTCGGCATCCTTCACCATGCCGTCCTCAATGATGATCTGACATTCACTGCCAGTGGAGACCCGGGTGGCAATGGCCTGCAGGTGTTCTGTTTCCAGCCATGCGGAAAACTCCTGCAGGGTGGTCATGTCCATCTGTTCCAGCTTGTCCAGCAGTACAAAACCGCAGTCCGGGTTCAGGCGGCGGACGATGGCAGCGGCCACCCGCAGTTGGTCGCTGCCAGACATATCCCGCCAGTGCTTGCCTTTATAAGTAAGGGCACCGTCCTCCACGCTCAGCTCCGGCAGGGGCAGGTCGGCACCGTTCAGCAGGGCCATGCGGTCGGCCCGCTTCTGCGCGATGGCTTCGGTCAGGCGCTTATATTCACTGTCATACTGGGCGGCTTCGTCCTCGGCGCGGGATTTTTCCAGATTGGCGCGGACTTTGCGGTTGGTCTCCTCGATATCCCGGATGGATGCTTCCAGTTCGGCAGTGGATTCGTCCTGCAGCTGTTCCGCCGTTTTACTGGCATCCATGGCCTGCGTGAACAGCAGCGTGTGCTTCTTGCTTACTTCTTCCCTCTGTGCAGTCAATTCGGCGATGCGCTCATCCAGACGGTGCATTTCTTCCAGTGCTTCATCCCGCTGGCGGGCCAGCTCATGGAACTGCTGGCGCTTGCGCTGATTCTCGCCGTTGTGGGCAAGGATTTCCTGCTGCTGGTGGATGAGGTCGGACGCGCTGACCGGCTTTTCCGGTGCATCTGGGTAGGAGATCAGCTCCTCGGCAAAGTGCTTTTTCTGCGCGGCCAGCTGGCCGGTGAAGGTGCGTTTGTCGTACAGGGCCTTGATCTCCATGTCACGGGTGTGCAGCTCAGTGCCGATGCCGATGATCCGCAGCAGGATATCGGCCTTTTCCTTGTCGGTGGCTTCCATGAAGCGGGGCAAGTCCAGCGCCAGCGGCTCCACAAAGGCGTTCAGCAGCTGCTGCCCGCTGCGCCGCCCGGTGGGGTCAGTGACGGTCAGACTGGCATTCTTGCCCTTGCGCTCCACCACCACGCCGTTGGAGAGCCTGACCTTGAGGTGGGCGGGAGCCACGGCCCCGTCCCGCTGGGCAGCGTCCGGGCGGAAACGGTCGCCGCCCAGTGCCCATGCCAGAGCATCCAGAACACTGGTTTTGCCCTGATTGTTGTTGCCGCCCACGATGGTCAGGCCAGTGGGCGACGGCGTAAGCGCAACGGCCTTGATGCGTTTGACGTTTTCGGCCTCTAAGGCCATGATCTTTACAGACATGCGGATACCTCCCCTTGAGCGGATGCGAGTGTGTGAACGAACTGGTTGATCGCGGTCTCCCGCTGGTCGTTCGGCAGTTTGCGGAACTGCATTTTGGCGGACTGAACGATGCTGGTAATGGAACGGCCGGCCAGAATGATGCTGTCGTAGGCATCGCGGGCATCCTGTTCGCTGCCGGAAGAGACCTGTTCCAGCCGCGCCTGCAGGTCGGCGGTCATCTCGGCGGCAAGGTCGGTGGCGATATCATGGGCCCGCTGGTTTGCCCGGCGCTCCACTTCCTCTTCATCCACCACAGCGGCGATGGGCTGCTTTTTCAGTGCCGTATTTTCTTCCTGCAGCTTGTCCGCTCGGAGCTTGGCGGCTTCGGCCACCTGCCGGGAGCCGGAAAGCTGGCCCTCGGCATTTTTGGCCCGGGCTTCGGCCTTGTCGGCACGGTCTTTTTCCTGTGAGGCCTTCAGCCCCAGCCGGTTGCAGTCCTTGGCGGTGCTCAGCTGGTCTGCACGGGCCTTGTCCCGTTCGGATTCGGCCCGGTCGGCACGGGCTCGTTCCCGGTCTGCCTGGTTCATGGCCTCCACCCGGTCGGTGCGGAGCTGCTGGTTTTCCTTGAGCAGATCCTGATAGGCTTTGTTCGTGGTGATCTCACCGTTCTTGACCTTCTCCACCAGCTCCGGCGGGGCGCTGGGTTTTGCCACGGCGTACAGCAGGGTGGGCGGCAAGCTTTCCAGAATGGCCTGCTGCCGGGGGCTGCTGTCAGCCAGCAGTGCGGAGACTTGCAGCAGCCGGTAGGCGCTGTCTTTGGTGATGCCAATGTGCAGGCACCATGCACGGAAACTGTCCTCTCCACGGTTGCCGTGCTTCGAGTTGTCGCATTGTGCGACAACTCCGCACAGCTCATCGTGTGCCAGTGCAATGTTGTCACCCATGTAAACAAGACCCTTTTCGGCCAGTTTCTTGCCGTGAAGATATCCGTTTTCTGCAAGATGCAGGGTCGCCACGGTCTGTTCAGGCAGGCCGGAATAATCAAACTCCGGGCACTTGTCCTCCCGAATGAAAGTCAGGGGCTTCTCCTGCGGGGCACCACCAGTCATTGAGAGAAGTGGTGCAGAAGAACCGCCCGCCGATGCGGCAGGGACCGATTCGCAGTTCTGCAGGGATGTCGCGGGGGTCGATGCGCTTGCATCCGCCCCGCTTTCCGAGGTGGTCGGCGTTGCCGCTGTGGCAGTCGGGACAGCATTCTCTGCCGTAGTCACAGCAGCATCCGCATTCTGGGCAGGTTCACATGCGAAAACCTCCTTTGCTTTTTTAATGTCGGCAAGAATCTTTTCCATTTCCTGCTGCGGTGTCATGTCCTTGCGGCTGCCATCCGGGGTAAAAAACTGACCAAGCAGCTCTCTTTTTGCGGCAACACCTTTCAGATTCTGAGCGCAGGTGATAGTCAGGCAGTAACGGCCGTCAGATCCATAGTCCGATGCACGAATATCTTTGGAAAACGAGCCAAAAATCTCTCTGTCTGGATAAGTATCTTTGATCCATGCGGAGATCTGAGACAAAAAGTCGAAGTCCAAACTGTGCACTCGACAGGTGCATTTGTCCTTGATGGAGCCAGAGAATTCTGATGCATAAGTGAGAGTCTTGCTCATCCGACACTCATAGCCCCGAGTCTCCATGGCGACAGTTTTAGCACTTTCGTCCCATTGAAAGTTTCCGTATGGCATGGCGTAGGGGCATCCCCAGCACTCATGGCCGGGTGCATAGCCAGACAGACGGTTGCCAGTGGTACTGGTATCGGTGGATTTCTTCACTCGCCGTCCGCATTTGCAGATATAGGTAGTCATACCCGCACCTCCGTGTCCTTGAGGCGGTCCAGCATCTCGGCCTGCACATCCTTGCTCATGGGCTGGATGTTGTTGCCCTTCCAGCCGTAGCAGAGGATGGGCCCGTAGATATGCTGGCCGCGATGGATACGGTTCAGGTCTCTGCCCATGATGCCGTACACCAGCACTGCCGGGGTGCGTGGCAGGACTTTCTGCTCACAGGGGCACCGCAGCAGTGCTTCGATGCCCTGCAGCGTGTCCGGCAGGGTGGTGACTACCGGTTCTTTGCCCGGTTCGATCAAAATTCCTTTCATTGTAAAACCTCCGATTTTGTGATATCATCGGGGTGATGGGGCTTTCAAATTCCATCACCCTTTGGGCTCGTCGGTGTTGGCGCACCGGCGGGCTTTTTTCGTATAGTGCATACCGGCGGCAGGCTGTCCACCTCGCTGCGGTCGATACGTTCCCGCGTAAATGTGTATTTGTAAGTTCGATGGCTGCCGCTGAGCCCATGGCTGACGGCAGACGCAAAGCTGTTCGCGCTCTTGTAGCCCAGCCGCCGGGCACACATCTCGGACGTGCCGGATGCCAGTAGATCGCCGGTCTTTGCGTCCCAGACGGTGTACCACATGACGCGGGCAGGGTTTTCATTGCGCGCCCTGTAATCCCTGCAATATTGGTTGTGGCGCTCTCTGCGGCAGGAAGCGCAAAAGCGCAGGTTGCCAGCAACATTTTCCATCACCTTGCCGCAGTCCAAACAAACGCGGGTAAAGTGCTTTCCTTTATTCATGGGTGGTGTCAGCCCGCCTTCCTACCGCTCTTCACAGTGTTGCGGGGCTGCTGGTGCACCTTGCGGCGGCGCTTCTCACGTGCTTCGGCGGCAAAGCCCAGACGGGCAAAGAATACCGCCAGCAGGATCAGCACCATGGCCGTGACGAACGCGCCGTCCGAGACGGTGCTGCCGGTCTGGAAGCTGCCCTCAAGCCCCATGCCGTACAGCAGGCCCACGGCCCCGCTGGCCACGGCCAGCCAATACCACACGCCGGATTTGATTCTCATAAGGATATGCCCTCCAAATCAGCTAAAATATAGAGAAGGTTCTGCACATGATCGATTGCATCATTGGCCGCCTGAGCAGTTTTCTTTACGGCAGCCATCTGGTCGGGCGTCCCGCCATACTGAAGCGCAGAGTTTACAGCACTGGCATCATCAAGCGCTGAATGCGCCAAAATAGCGGCAGACCGCAGAACGTATTCACTTTCAAGCTTCATGCTCCTACCTCCTGATAGGCAGTTGCGGGGCCGCAGCTGTCCAATGTCCATCCAATGACCGGGTGCCATTCGCCATCTGCAAAAATCTGCAGGCCGGTGTGGTTTTCGCCCTTGACCTGCCCGCCCAGCTGATAGCAGCCGGATGCCCGGCTTCCATCCCAGCGGAACCACTTGTTCCAGAACGTCGGTGCTACGTATGCGCATCCGGTGGGTGCATCGGCCCGCTCGGATGCAAGGGTGTAAGGTTTGCTCATGCGGATTCTCCTTTCTCAACAGTAGGGAAGAACAGCTCCCCGATTTCATCCTGCGGGATATCAAGCGTCTTGCAAATTTCTGCGATCTCAGTGCTTGTCCAAGGCTGCTTCCCGTTCATCCGCTTGCTCATTGTGTCAGTTCCGATGCCGATTGCATTTGCAATCTCCTGATCGCGGTAGCCGCAGCTGTGGAACCGCCCCC